TTGCCAGCGCAACAGATGAGCCATCATTGGTGCTTTCTCACTTCCGTTATAGCGCACTTTAAAACCCATCAGGCAAGCACTTATCAGAATTCTGTTTACCATTGTTAACTTAAATTTAGGGCACAGGTATGCCTGGATTATAACAATTTATATTTATCTATTCACATTCCTGCCTATGGATAACGCACCACACAAAAATGCATGTCCGCTTTAAGCAATAAACGGGCGATAGTGAGAACAGGATGAACCCTTCAGCATGCAGCGGCTAGGTTAGCGTGAAGGCACCGATGTGATTGTTTTGACCGGAGTTCAGATATGGGGCAGTCCGCTTTGTGCCATAAGCGGACGCTAATGATTCCTGTGAGAGTTATGTCAGAACAAATCCTAACTCTAAAAGAAGGGGTAAGTTTTCACCACCTTCATTATGTGGCAAGGCGTGATACGGTAAAGCAACTAAGCTTGCGGTTACTTGATTCAAAAACTATGTTTCATGATACGTATGCATCAGGACAGAAAAGCCTTGAAGAAAAAAAACGGAATGGTCAGGACAATCTGGATGCGTAATTCCCTGGGCCGGACCATGTCCTTTTTTTTGCTGGTAACCGTTCTTGCGGTGGTCTGCGTCAATATATGGACCCTCTGGAGTTCCTGGCAGTACAATCAGAAAATACGGGAAGGAGATGCTCGTAACTTGTCCGTCTCGCTGGCAAAGCAGGCGGAAGATGCCTTTTTGCAGGTCGATATTACGCTAGCTGACGCGGTCAGACAGCTCAGCCTTAACGGACTCCATTACGCAGTCACCCCCGCCTTCTCGCATCAGCTGAAAGAACAGCAGGGAAAGCTGAGCCAGTTGCATGGCCTTTTTATTTACGATGCGCAGGGAAAATGGATTGCCACGTCGGGCAATTACGTGCCAGCAAGAGGGAGCAACGCTGATCGGGAATATTTTATCTGGCACCGTACTCATTCAGATACCGGGGTGCATGTGAGTCGCGTTATCCGTAGTCGCTCGACGGGGGACCTGGTCATTCCGGTCTCGTTACGCCTGAATGATGCGTCCGGCCAGTTTGCTGGCGTTGCGCTGGCTACGGTAAAGGTGGACTACTTCCGGCAGTTCTACAGCTACTATACCTTGGGTGAACGCGATGTCCTGGCTCTGATACTGGCTGATACCTCTATATTGTATATCCGGCCTCTGCCGGAAACGGCTATTAATCGCAGCCTATCCTCGAGTCCTCTGTTCACAAACGTTCTGAAAACATCGTCCAGTGGCAGCGCAACCTGGCGTTCAACGCTGGACGGTGTGGAGAGGCTATACGGCTATGCCCGCCTATCGCAGTACCCGCTCATTGTTACTGCTGGCTATGACCGAGATAAAATCCGGGCGGACTGGATCTCCGCCAACGTTGCTGACGTCGTGCTGAACTTAGTACTGCTGACCATGATCTCCGGTATGGGCATGTTTGTGCTCAGGCAGGTAAGAGTGAACGTCAAGAACCAGCTTGAGCTGACGCAAGTCAGGGACGAGCTGACCACCATAAACCATACGTTGCAGGCGCTGGCACTGATCGACGGGCTAACCGGGCTGGCCAATCGCCGTCAGTTCGACGTTATGCTGGCGCAGGCTCTGAAGCGCTCATATAAATCAGGTGAACCCGTATCACTCATCATGTTCGATGTTGATTTTTTCAAGCGCTATAACGACGCGTATGGGCATGTGGCTGGCGATGCCTGCCTGCGGCAGGTGGGCACTATCCTGAAAGACGTCACCCAACGTCAGGGAGATGTGGTGGCCCGTTATGGTGGAGAGGAGTTTGCCTTTATTCTGCCTCTTACCGGCGAACCTGATGCGAAAAAAGTGGCGGAGCGGGCGGTGAAAGCCGTTATGGCTGCCAGGATACCCCATGAAAGATCCGTACTTCCTGAAGGTGTGGTCACCCTCAGCGCCGGATACAGCACCCTGATTTCAGATGGCCATGCAGACCAGTCGGAGCGGCTTAAGCATCTGGCTGACAAAGCACTATACGAAGCAAAGCGCAAGGGTCGCAACCGGGTTTGTGGCATAGGTTAAAAGGTTTTATGCCGGCAATTTCAACTGTAGACTCAAGCTCAGCGCGTCCTTATTTTAAGCGGAATTTATGGCCGGTAAGTCTGCTTTTTGCTTGAGGGGGACATTCATCCCGCTCTCGCTGGACAGATTTCCCGGTTAATACGGAGGCTGCTCCAAGTGGGTCGCACTGGCCACTGCTTTAGTGCCCTAAGATAACCTCTTCATTCAGGTACACGATTGGGAAAAGAGGGCTACTGTAATGGAAAAGCATTTCTGAAACAGAAAAGGCCTTTTCAGATCGGGTAAATTATTTCGGTTTGCATCAGGGCAGGAAGGAAATTGTGGCGTATTATGTATCACTGGTGTGTTAGACAGCCTTCCTTTTACAGAAATTCACTGGAGTACTCATGAGCAGAAAAAAGCATGGAAATGAATTTGACATAATACTCGGTCAGGCCATTGTCATGTTGCTTGATGAGGAGGTTGATATTACTTATTCCTCGCTACTTCAGAAACTAAAAACCTTGCTTGAAACAGCAAAAGAATTCCGGAAAATAGAAGCCATACGCGAAATCATTGCTAAAATAACAGCGGAAGAGAATTACCAAAAAGGCATCTGAATTGGGACGAAGCTGACCCCGCATCAGCTTAAAACGGGAAAAGACATCCTTAAATTGACAGTTCTGACAGCAGTTGCCGACCATAGTCTGTGAGCAGGAATGTCAGGTATATTACTCTGTTTTGTTACTCATCATACGAATGGCTTCATCATACAGCATTCTCATCCCATCCACAGACTTCTCCCTGCCAAGACTAAGCTGCGTCAGTATGTTGTCTTCATCTACTGGCTTTCCTGACGCCAGCAGACTTGAGGCTGCATGTCCTAATATTGCGTAAATATCATATTTGCGTTCTGAGTTTTCGACGTTCATTCATTACTCTCCATACTATACACTGATAAAAAGGTATTCGGTTGATTCATTTCCTGACAACGAGTGGTATTGCATACGCCATACATCTGAAAGACTATACTAGGAGCAAGGGCAAAAAATTATACGACTTATCCTAAGTTCGAGCATATAACGCCGGTGTCCAGGTCTGATACAAGGCCATTAATTCGAAGGCGGTTATACTCAGATTTGCAGGGGCGGGCTTAAATATCATCAGTAGAACTGGTACTAAACATCCAGAAACCCGAGAAGGGCTTATGCAAGGTGCAGATACCCGAAGATACCCTCTTCACTTGCAACCAGACATTGTGACTGAAAAGAACTTTTATCGAGAGAGAGGCATATGAAGGCCAGTTTTGAGCGAAAAGCAGACATAGGGGAAATGAATTTGCAGTCTGCTCAATTAACCAAAGACAATACCGAAGCGAGCCACATATCTGACTCGCATCAAAAAGATTTAATGAGGTGAGGATCTTGAAAAAATATTTATTACCAGAACTCCAGAGATAATCAGGAACATACCTGCTATTGCCGGAAAATCAAGCTTTTGCCCACTTACCAACCAGCCTAAAAGGCTAATCAGTACGATTCCAGCACCTGACCAGATTGCGTATGCAATACCTGTAGGCATACTCGACAGCGTCTGGGCGAGAAGATAGAAAGCAGTACAATAGCAAACGATAGTTCCTACAGATGGCCAGAGGCGTGTAAATCCTTCAGAGTATTTCATCAAAGTTGTACCAATAACTTCAGCTACGATAGCCCCACTAAGCAATATGTATGTATTCATAATCTGGCCCCTATGTAATAAAAACAAAGAATCATTATACCACATAGGGTTAGGTGTGCCTGAAGGAAGCGAACACTACCTGTATTGGGTAGTATAAATGAACTAAGGTCTCACTTTAGCCATAGTTAGTTTCGTAAAAAAGAGCTTCGGTGATTTATCGGATATCAAGAACAATAACGTCCGCTTTTGGCACATAGCGGACATTGGCACTATTGTATAGTTATTGGGAATATCAGCATGGCACTATGCGATCAACCCAATTAAATGGCATCACCAGTTGCTTGCCACTCTCTTGGTAAAGACTTAATTGGTTGGCATTGATACCAGCAGACCACCCCTCAATTTTTCTGCCATCGACCATGTACACTCGAAACAGCTTCTCATTCTGATGTACCTAGCGACAGACTTTAAAGAAGACGCGCTTAGATGGCTGGTTTTGGTACTAAGCCTCTCGTGCCGAACAAAAATACAATTACAAACCAGTCACTTACAGCTGTTTTTTATGCCTTTAATTTGCACAGCGCAAAAAAAGTAAACCCCTGCCATATAGTTAAAATTATCGCCAGTATTCCCCTGCATCTACTTCGGTTGCAGACGACTTGATACACCGTAATGTGATTAATATTATGATCTTGCCTGAATTGATTACTGGAGGGGCTAAGGTGGGCTGGAGGTTACTGATAGGGCTTCTTTTTGGTACTGCCATCGGGATTGCATTATTTGGATTGATTTTCTCACTCAAGCAGTTGTAGTGAGGCCGCGGCGCTCTTGCATTGTGTCCCAGTCAGATTGCGGATAGCCAGAAACGCAAAAACCCGCTCAGAGCGGGTTTTTTATCACATACACTTATCTGCTCAGGTTCAGACCGTCATCGCTGTCGTAAGTGTTCGTGTAAGTATTATCAGCTTTTAAAGCGCAACGACATTTCCGGCTGCAGGACCTTTGGCACCATTCTCGAGCGAGAACTCGACCTTTTGCCCCTCATCGAGCGTTTTGTAATCGCTGCCCAGAATAGCAGAGAAGTGTACAAACACATCCTTACTGCCATCAGTTGGGGTAATGAAGCCGAAGCCTTTCTCAGAGTTAAACCATTTTACTAAACCAGTCATTTTATTAGACACAGATATTTCCTTTAATTTTCTTGAGCCACATGTTGTGGCGAACATGGCCTGCTTGCAGATGATGACTTATGGGGGCACTTAGGAGAAGGCTCATGCAGAGGAGTATCGAAGGATAACGCTTGAAATGAGGACTGCTTTACTAAAACTGCTTACATAAGGTCTGTTTGCCAAACCGTGAAAGTATGATGGACTGTTACGCAGCATTAAGCAAGGCTGTTTTTGTCAGCAAACCGCAGAATTGCTTTACAAAAGGGAGATGATGAAGCTGGAGAGTAACGACTCAGAAAGGGAGTAACTCTTAAAAGCCCTGGCCATTGCAACCAGGGCTTTTAAGGTACTACGGACTTCAGAATTAACATTAATGAACTTTCTTGAGATTTACTGCCATTTGTACTACTTACAAATGCACCCGTTTACTACAGATAATTTTGGGCATTAATACTAAAAAATCTCCCTCTATTTATCCTGATACACACCTTGCCATCCATTCCTGAACGGCAACTTAAACGAGTACATTCCCCATTGCGACATCTACTCTTTGATGCGTTGCCCTTTGCTGTCAGGACCATAACAAAATCGACAGCATGAACTCTAAAGGCCTTACATCGTCGCACTTACACTACCATTTTGCGAACCAGCACATCACTACAAGGCCTGAAAGCATACTACACCCCAAACTACAAACTTCGTGGCCTTTACTGCAAAATGGCTAACCCCAGTACTGCTACTAACCGTCAACTTTTCTCTGTGCTGTTAAGTTGTAATTTACGCATTCACAAAGCTGAGTCAATACTGTTTTTAAAGACATGTTTTTATTAACAGCTCTGGCATTTCTGACAGTTAAGGCCCCTTCTCATTCAACCTGCTACGCGAGAACTCTTCCCGTATTTCCTTATAGCTCCTTTCACAATGAAATACCTCCAGAATGCCAAACCATCCCTTATCCCGGGCTGAACGTCTTAATTTGTTATCGTCTCTCCAGCGGCGCCTAAGTTTTTGTATCCACAACCAACGTTTAATTTTGAGCACTCTAGTTCGGTTCATTGCTTAATTATAAAATCACGAATTAGCTGGTTTACACTCGCGCCATGGCATGGATGAAACTGACCTCTGTAACACAGGTGGTATAGCAGCAAATAATGACAGTTCCACGCTATGTTATGTTCAGACCGCCGCACGGTTTCAGAAAGTACATACTTAACAAAACACAAATGCAATTCAATAATTTCACGACAATTTTGAGATTTTCTTCAGCTTCATTCCGGCAGAATTGGGATGGTGTTGCTGCGTATCCCTTTGCCCGCGTTAGCGGCTGCAATAATAGTTTTAACAGTACTGTTTATAGTTTCCTGCTGATACTCGCCTGCCCCCCTGGCCTAGAAGACATGCATCTTTTCCAGCAGTGAATCCGTTGTGATGGGTAAGTCGGCAGCCAGCAACTCCATGACTGCCTCACCTAATATACAGTTACTTTGCTTCAGTTCATCGATTCTGTGCATGTTATACCATGACTCTCATGGGTTAGCTTTCAACGCTTGAGCGGAGAAGTACAGCTGTAATGATATATCAGAAATATAACTTTATGGGCTGGTATTTGATTGGGCCACTATTGGCATCATCACAGGCTGGCTTTTTTATTTAAGCGCCCTGCGCCAGGGCAGACACGAGCGCCTTAAGCTGTGCCACTTCTCCCTTCAAACCGGAAATCTCGGCCTCATGTAGCTTCGCCAGCTCTATCAGGTATGGTGTGATCCCTGCATAGTTGACCGCGCGTAAATCATCAATCGGATTGTTTTCGAGGTCGTGGGCGCCGAAATCATTTTTTGAGACTGCTTCAGGAGCCACCAGCTCAAGCTCCTGGGCAAGGATCCCCGCCTCTTCGGTATAAAGCGGTTCGGCGACGTCATAGAGATTGTATCTCTTCTTGAAGGTATACCCGGTGATTGCACTGATTACGTCACGCGCATTGGTGATCGGTTTTATATCCTTCTTGATCCTGACATCGGATGTGCTCTGCCACAGCTGCCCCGTAGCGGTTCCGTTTGTCTGGAAAGCGTAGTTAGCGCCCCCTGCTTTTACTGTCACAGCGCCGGTAGTATTCAGCGTGACGCTATTTACTCCGATGTTGCTCGCCAGAATAAAGTGCTGGGCACCACTCGCTCCGAATCCCAGATAAGCCAGTGGATTTTCAGACGCATCCCTGAAACGTATATAGCCAAGGCCACTCGTCGGATTGGTGCGTATCACCAGTGGCTGCTCCGCACCCGCTTTTGTCTCGATAGTGCCAAGAGAAGCTGTTCCACCGGTGATGGTCACCGCGTCAGAACTAAGGCTGGTGAATGTCCCGGATCCACCGGTTATGTTTACCGCGTCAGAACTCTGGGTGGCCATACTTCCCAGCCCCAGACTGGTGCGTGCTCCTGCTGCCGTCTTTGCGCCGGTACCGCCCTGAGCAAGTGTGATCGCTGTTGTCAGTCCGTTCAGGCTGGTTATGTCGGAGTTAGCCCCCTTCTTCGCCAGCGATTTCTGACCGGGCACGGTAACGGGCTGACCGTTGATGGTGATGGTCACATCACCGCTGCTGTTCATCACGTCAGCAAAGCCGCCCATATACCGCTGGTACATGCTGAACGTCTCGGCGATATCCTGTGCCAGGCCATCCACGCTCAGGCTGTCGCTCAGCAGGATGGCGAACTTCGTGCCGGCGGGAATCGCAGGGCTGGCCGCCGGGGTCACTGTGAGGCTGGTCGCGCTGTCGACTGAGGTGATCTGGAAAGCCTGCGCCGGGCTGGTCAGTGCCAGCACCGTGCAGCCGTTACGAATGAGGGAGCCTGCTGCGGTGAAATTCGTGCCGGTGCCGGTCAGCGTGTTGCCGCTGACTGCAATTGAGCCAGTTGTGTAAATCATGTTTTCTCCAGGCATGGCGCCAGAATACGGCGCACGTATAAACGATCGATAAAGTCGATCAATCAGGAAATATTGATCTGTTTAATCTATTTAGCGCCTGACCAGGCGGCCAATAGAATGGATTCACATCCATACGGTTCAGGGAATAAAGATGAAAATGATTAACGCTGCGGCGGTTGTGCTGGTTTCGTTAATGGCATCAGGCTGCGCCAGCAACACGCCCCCGCTGTGCTATAACGAGGCTGTGGTGATGAAAAACCGGGTGTCGGTTCCGGTATTCGGCATAAGAAAACCGGTCAGCACCACCGAATATCTCTCCGGCGGCAGCTTCGGTTATCAGTGGGTTGAGCGGAGTGCTTTTACAGACACCTCGGCCTGCGACAGGCTGCCGGTGACTGAGTGACAGTATCAGGTGATGCCCAGCGCATTTTTGTAGTACTGGTCATAGAACCGGGTGTCGATATACCCGACACCGCCGCATGCCCACCCTCTCATCCTCCTTCCTTCATCGGGGTTGCTGATATAGGTGCTCTGGAATACTTTCCCGACCTGCACTTTATATGCAGCCCCGTCTTTTCCCGCTGATGCACACATGAAATTGCTGTATCCCGTCGGATATGCCGGGTCCTGAGGCACGAAAATATGTGACGTGACACTCGATGACACCGCCAGCGGCGTGGCGCTGGTGATATCCCCGTTAGTCAGTGGAATGACCTGTAGCGGGAGGCAGTTGCTGTGCCAGACCATCTGTCCGTCCCGGTAGAGAAAGAAGCCATAATCCGGGATATTCGCGAGAATATTCGAAAAAACATACACCCGGCACCCGGTCTGGTTACTTGCCGCAGTGGGAAACTGCAGCGCGTGATACCCACTGGCCGTGACGGGCTTCCACCAGCACAAATCCATCGCCTCACCAGTGTGACGGTGAAAACACATTACCGGGTTACCGGCCGGAACCTGCGTCTGCACGGTCCGCGCGCCGGCCGGCACATCTATAATCTGGCGCAGGCACAGCGGCACATAATTCGGGGCCAGCTTGACCGTCCTGACCCCGTTTATGTACTGGAACAGCTGGAAGCCGAAGTAGTCACTCTGCGTACCCGCTACCGGGCTGCCGTACACAATAAGGGTGACGGCATTATTGACGTTCCACGATACGGTTAATCCTCTGACACTGACGCTGTAGGTTGCGCCCGTTAACTGCCCTCCCATAAAATCATTCACAATGGCGTATGTCAGCGACACACCGGAAAGGGAGTAGGTCTTACTCCCTGTGCCGGTAATGGTGATGACATCCAGTACGTAGCTTGCCGCCATAGAGTTGATGGCATCAAAGCTGGTCCCTGCAATAAACATCTGCATTATAAGCGTTGCCCCATAACGGCTGCCGGCCGGTTTTGCGCATCGTAAGAGATGATGCGGTTATTCGTTATCTGCATGCGTCCCTGGCCTGATACCGCACCGTTGACCTCAAACGTCCCGTCCGCCTTCATGATGGTCCCGGTCTGCCCGGCCACGTAATTTGCTGAATACCAGGAGCCCACGCGAGCGAGGGTGATCGACGCGTAATTGATGAAGGCCTCGTTGATGAATGTCTGCCCGTTCTGCACCAGGAACGGCAGGCTCACCGTCCCGCCCGCCTGTGTCATCACGGCGAAACGGTCGGCCAGAAAGAGCACCTGCGACTGCATACCCGACTGAGTATTCTGTACCCCGATCCCCATCCCTGCGGCGTACTGGCGCCCGTTCGCATCCACCCCCACCTTGATGCTGTACATCGCATTGAGGTTACCGCTGATATCTGCGACTGCCTGAGATGCCTGCGTTATCGCCGCACTTTGCCCGTTGACTGTCACTGAAAGCGTATTGATTTTTGTCGCCGAGACCTGCGAGAAGTCAGCCATGGTTTTCGCAAAGTCGGTGGTGTTTGCCGTGCCAGCGCCGGAACTGGCATCCAACGACCTGAGCGACTCCGCGACAGCCTGGCTGGCATCCGCCATCACGTTATCAACACGCTCAATCCCGGCCTTGTTGTCGCCGTACTGCACGCTGAGCCGTGTGCGATCGTTAACCTGCGCCAGCGTGGTCGTAATCAGCGCAATGGAGTTGCTCTGTATTCCCCCTCTGATGTCACTGCCGTCTATGCCCGCGATCTCTGCCGAAATCTCCTCAAAGCGCGAGGCACTGGACGAGTCCAGATCTGTCACGGTCTGCGTCAGCTCTGTCACTCTGGCCTTATTCTCTTCCGTCTGCGCGGTAAGCTGATCGACAGCTGTAGCCCGTGCCTCGGTTTCGTTTGCCAGCGCCTGGCGCACTTCGGTGATGCCGGCGGCGTCCTGGTCCGTCTTTGCCTCCAGGCGGATCACATCCGTAATGCGCGCTTCTGTTTCGGTGGCGATAACTTCGCGCAGCTGCTCAAATTTCGCGGAGTTAGCGCCCTGCTGGGCAGACTGGCGGACAACAACATCCGCGATCGCCAGGGCATTACCGATAATGGCTTCTGCTGTCTGGCGGTTTGCGCCTGCCGCCTCAGCCAGGCCGTCGGCGTTTTGCCTCACTGCCTCTGCCAGTTCCGCAACTTTGGCACTGCTGTCCACGGCGTTCTCAATGAGGTCTTTGAACAGGTCGGTGTCCTTGATCTGCTCAAGCACTGCCTCTGTAATGTCCGTCACATCGGAGCTGGACTGGCCGCGTACCCAGTCGGTATACCCGGATTCGTTACCGGTCCGGTCCACCAGTTGCGCGCGGTACCAGAAAATCTGTCCGGCCTTAAGCCCCATCTGCTGATATCTGCGCAGCGGATAAGGCACGTCGGCCAGCAGCATGGCATCGTCAGCACTACCGGTCAGGCTGTACTGGATCTCCGTTTTCAGCGTATCAGCCGTGTTCGCCGGGAAGCCCCAGTTCAGTTCGATACCAAACACCACGTTTTCGGAGGCGGTAAAGCCCAGCGGTTTCGGTGGATTGCCCACTTTCCCGGTGAGCGTAACCTCAGCTGATGTCGCCCATATGGACGAGACATCGCTGGCGTTCACCGCCCGCACCCGCACCAGATAACGCCCTGCGTAGATACCCGGCACCTCGAATCCCTGAGAGGAGGTGCGGGGCACGCTCACCCAGTTGCCGCTGTCGCGTCGCCACTCGGCTTCGTAGGCGATTGCCCCTTTAACAGAATCCCAGGCAACACGCATGGTGGTGATCGCTATGTTCTGGCTGACCGTCGAATAGCTGTCGATGACGATGTTTTCCGGCGGTGCCTGCACGCCGGGCGGAATGACGCTGACCGGCCTTTCATCGAGCCGCGCGCCGGTATCGACCGCAGCATAAATATCCGGGCTGTACGTCGCTCCGGTGACCTCGAAAGTGCCGTCATCGTTGTTACGGGTGCTGGTTACACGAAAGAGCGCGATAAACAGATCGTCAGCATCCACACCCCAGCAGCTCTCCGCCTCAGGTGTTTCGCTGTAGGCCGTGGTGACCGTGACAACATTGCCCTTCACTGCCTGCACGGTCCGGGCCTGCGCGACACCCGAGGGCAGGTTGAGGAAAAGCCGGTTACCCACTCCAGCGCGCGGCGGTGATTCCAGTTGGCACCCCTGTCGTGTTCGTCCACCAGCAGGTGAGCACCAAGAGAGTCAGCCAGCCTTTCGGCCTGCTCTCGCCGGGCGTGATGTCCCACAACAACGAACCTGATTTCGCTCATGACTGACCTGCACGCTTGCAATAAAAAAGGCCGCACAGTGGCGGCCTCTGGAGAGGTGAGCATTCAGCCTGAGACGGCTTATCGTCTCTCTTCTCCCTGGCGGGTGGCGCTTAACGCAGAACGTCCAGCTGAGTGCTCAGATACATTATGACTTACGGTTGTTATTTATGCTGCCACCAGGCGAACTCCTTGCCGGTTCCACCTGATTTGAAAACAGTATGCACTTGCGGCCCTGTCACGATGCGATCACCAAAGCGCTTAGCGACAATGCCAAAAGCCAGCATATCGCCGACAGCTGCCGCCGCATTCTCTGTCTTCCAGAAGCGGTGACACTCCAGCAGGTAATAAAGGCGCACTATCCCGTGCGCAAACTCCATTACGTCAGCGCGAAGGCCGCCTAGCAATCCGGCATTCAGCATTACTTCGTCACGATACTCACCGAGGAAGTCCTGATAGACGCGCTCCGGGTGGTGCTGGCGTGCCCAGGCATCGGCGTAGGTCTTTGGTTCAGAGCCGACATACACCTTGCCCGGCACCATATCTGCCCATGGCTCCCGGAGCATTTCGACATCGGTACCATCAGTGCACCAGACGAGATGATACTCAGGGTGATCGCGAAGGTGCTGCCAGATATGCAGCCAGCGCCGGAAGTAAACGTTCATATTCACGGCGGGAACGCGCCACAGTTCGACATCAGCCGGCGCGGTTGCCAGTTCATCAGCCAGCACAATCCGCCCGCATCCGCGCAATGATGCAGCCCACTTCGCCAGAAGGACGGGTGAAGCTGTCATTCTGGTACCGCGCTGCGGGTCAGGCTCACTGGTCAGCAACGTGGTGATTACCATATTACATTGCGGTCGATACGGGGCGTAGCCGGTATAACCGGTGTCGCGGCGCTCGTTGTGAATCCTGACGTTGCGATTAACCTGCTCTTCCCTGTCCTTACGTGGTACCGAACGCTCCACCAGCTCATGCTCATCGAGGGAGTGAATCAGCTTTTCAGAGCCGACCACATCAGCGAATGCCCAGGAAGTTAGCCCAGCATTGTGGATACGAAGGGCGAGATCGCTGTGCTCGTACATGCCGCGACCGTAAATCGGGTCGAAGCCGCCGACACGCTCAATCGCGCTACGGTGGTAGTAGAGCATGACGCCGCGCTGGCCGGTGTAGGCGATATGCTGATCGTCGCGATACAGCACCGCGATATCGTTCAGCTTGCGCGCGCCAGCCAGATCGAGAAACTGATAAGCCAGATGTGGCTCGGGTGATTCGATGTAAGGCAGCCACCAGCCATCAGCGATCGGCCAGGCGTCATCGTCCCACAGGAAGATATGTTCGCACCCGGCATCCATCAGCGCGGTAAGGCTGGCGTTCTTCGATGCAACAATGCCCAGCGATTTATCGTGCCGGATCAGGTTAACGCTGGCGGGCACCACCGCTGGTGGCTGTGAACCGTCATCAACCACGACCACCAGCGCGCCGACAGGTAAATGTCGGAGATGATGCTCCAGCGCCTGGCTGAGTACACTTGCGCGGTTATGCGTGGAAATGGCTATGCCGATCCGGCTGGTAGCTGAGTCACAGACAGGCGCGTACGGAACACCATCGATAGTGACCTGCATAAAGCTTCCTTTTAGATGTGATCCTGTCGCATGGAGCAGCCGTCCGGGAAAACAACTTTCCCGAAGCTCACGACTGGGCTACTCGCAAACGTTTAGCGCATGCGAAGTGCAATAAAAAAGGCCGCCTTAGCGACCTTGCATTTGAAAAATGAGACTAACTAAAGAAGTTTAATTTTCACTTCATAACCTTCGAGACCCGTCATCGATTCGCG